GATAAATCCGGGTAAACCGCCTGGTACCGTTCCGACCGTATCAACTCTCTACATGCCTCCGCAGATTCTAAACTCAGGGTCGCTGCATACGATAACGTAATAAACTCCATCCAGTACCAACGGGTCCAACACCATGCGGGAAACATAATCATCGTAATAGTAGTCTTGGACGTGCCAGGAGGTACATTAATTAACAAGTCCTCTATCGCTTTCTTTTGGGAGCCTGTTATATCTTTCTGTGCCGCTACCGTTTCCGCCAACTCCTGTAACTGTTCACATATATATTTCATGTGCCAGTTTATCTGTAATGGTTCACTTGATACCACCGGCCACATGAACAGTAAAAATTTATAGAAGCTTCTATTATGTATCTCACGTTGAGCCAGGAGGGGATTCTTTAACAGGGATTGGACGACCTTTTTCTTAGGAGGTACTGTTCGTTTTAAGCGCCGAGTGTATGTCTCTTTCATATATCTTCCACCTGCACTTCTTCAGCCATCATCTCATTGAGGCCCATCTTAGCTATCAGTTCTAATTCCTCATCACTGTATTCACTGCTATCAGTTATCTGTTCCAATACGGTATGGATGTTCATGTCACCTGCTAACATATGAGCGTGTCTGTGATCGTGTTCTACTTTCCAGGTATCGCCCCATTCCTCTCGTTGTCTTGTATTCAACCATTTTATCATCGCTTTGGTATCAGGTGCGAAACGTTTCTGGTATGCATGTTCAATTATTTTATCGTATGACACTTCACTTGTAACGTTACCTTCTTCATCAAATTCCTTTTTAACTACTCTGGATTTGAAAAACTTTACGGCGGGTTGGGTATACTGTCCTGTGGCAACTTGGAAGAGCATTTCCGCTACCTTACTATCCGCAAAGGCGCGTCCTTCATCTACCGCTCCCTGGAACTCAGGATACTTACGATACCATCCGTCTACTGTATCCTCTTTGACGCCAAAATGCTTAGCCATCTGCCAATTTGTAAGGCCTAGGAGGCAGAATTTGTATGCCTGTTCAATTACTTCCGGGGTACACATAGATTTGGGACCGGGTTTCTTACGTTTCGTTTTCTGTGGGGGCTTTGTACGTTTCATTACTTTAGATAGATGTTTATTGGTACGATCACTATTTAAACTTAATTATTTTTTAAATGAAAACGTACTAATCGCGGGTCCCTATAAGAAACAATTACCTACACTTTTAAAAAAACGTACTTTTTTAAAGAAACTGTTGTTTTTTAAACGTCATCTTGCTATCTTTAAAGCAGACGGAAGACACAAATGTTATTTGACGTACTGATAGGCACCGAACAAGCTGGTTTAAACCATGCGAATATTTAGGTGGCGCCCCAAGTTAGCTGGTATAGCGAGACGCTGGGGACAGCCAAAGTGAAATTTTTCACGGCTTAAAATAGTAACATGCCTGCCAACGCAGAAGCCCACGCCTACTCACAACATTCAGATGCCTCTACTGGGTAAAAAAATTTAAAATTTCTCATGGACGCTGGGAACGTGTTCGCCTCCAAGGCGGATTTTCAAATACCTCCAGCCCGGATAGCAGCATCAACCGCACCTTACCAGACGAAACGCACCTGCCTGAATGAGCAGGGGGCGTCTGTCGGAATTTATCGTCCGGCACTGATGAGTCAGATTACTTATATATAACACAAACCAGGTGAACACAATGGAAAAGCTCAAACTATTCTTACATCAAGACAACGAACTGAAATTAGAAACAACACGTAACATTCCTGATTATGACACGCTTGCGGAGGTCGCTAAAAAGGCTGCTTTTGATTTTAAGATGGATCAGTTAGAAGAAGTATTCGCTGATGACTTAGAAGAAGAATTTGACTATACAAATTTAAGCGCCTGTCAAAACGGACCATCACATAGGGTGGGGCCTGCCACTGTTATTCAAGTCCAAGTTGTCTATAAAGTTGTCTATAAAGATTTGGATGTACGCAGAAGGTGGACGTACAACATAACCGCCACTTTTATTACAGTCTAACTGATGAGGATTAGATATCCGAAACGCCGTGAGGCGTCTTAGACAGGAAGCGTGATTCGGCTGGAGCAATTCGGCCTGCAAAGAAATGACGTACTTCCATAACCAACACTAACTTCCAAACAAACCACAACGGAGAAGAATTAATTGGCATGTTTGATATTGGTGCCGATAGTGATTTTTTTGACTTCCGTTTCGCATTCCGTAACAGTTATGACAAATCCATGTCAGTCGCATTCGTAGCAGGGACGGCTGTAATGATTTGTAGTAACGGAATGGTCCTTGGAGAGATGCAGTTTGTACGTAAGCACACAGGCTCTGTCGCAGACGAGCTCACTGAGAGAATTAAAAGCACAACAGGGGCCTTGTCTGATGTTTTAGACAAAGCTGGCCGCCATGCAGAGCAGATGAAAAACATTGCTCTTAACAACACTCAGGTTGCAGAACTTTGCGGCCGATGGTTTATGGAACAGGAAATTATTCGATCCAGTCAGCTGAACATTATTAAGGAGCAGCTGAAAAATCCTGACCATGAAGAATTCGCAGAAAGCAATCTGTGGAGCGTGTATAATCATGCTACTCATGCGCTTAAAAAAACAGCGCCTTATGAGTACATCAACAAATATAAAGACCTTCACAACTTTGTGGAAGCAGAGTATAAATTGGTATAATATTTGTACCCCGAACCCAAACCCTTCCTCCTTTGAACGGGAGGTTGGGTATTACTTTTACCAGAACGACATAAAACCTTAAAGAGGACTGTCATGAAAACTAAACTGTTCCGCATTAATCCAACTTTCGCACGTAAGAATAAACTCCCAGTATATTTTGTTGCTACCCAACTCCGGGAGACAAATAAAGCCGTATACCTTTTCGGCAGAGGAACCACAGAGACTAAAAAGCAAGACGCCTGTTCCATATGTGGCAGGGCCTTAACACACCCCGTATCAGTAGAACTTGGTGTAGGCCCAGAATGCGGCAAGCATTATTGGGATTGGGATGAAGTCGGAGGGTACACAAAAGAAAACGTAGAACGACTGACCAAAGTTGTCCAGGAACGTATCAAAATTGATTCCTGGCTACCACGCTCCGTCATCTATGAAACTCACGAAACTGAAGAAACTGTTAAGCCTCCCATGGACCACAAAATGCTTGTGGAGGACCGAACGGATAAACCTTCTAATAGAGAAGCGAAGGAGATAACATTTGAAAAATCAGGGGATAGAGGAATTAAAATGACGTTTCCTTTTGACCGTAATGTGATTAATCAAATAAAAACTATTCCAGGCAGAAAGTATCACAGTGAAGGCGCCAATAAATATTGGACGGCTCCCATATCAGTTGAAGCCGTTGAAAAATTAGAGCTTCTGGATTTTGAGATAGACAAATCATTGCTCACATTCCTTAACGAAAACAAAGTAAACATTGAGGAATTTGATGCCAATGATATAGACGTGCCTGGACTAAAGGGTACACTATTTCCTTTCCAAGCTGAGGGCGTATCATTTATTGACGCTAAAAACGGGAATGCCTTAGTGGGGGATGAAATGGGATTGGGTAAAACTGTCCAAGCCCTCGCCTACCTACAACTGCACACAGACAAACGTCCTGCTGTGATTGTATGTCCTGCGTCACTCAAATTAAATTGGAAGAAGGAGGCTGAGGCGTGGATACCTGATTCCAACGTAGAAGTCCTCAATGGTACTACTCCATATAAAACGAGAGGCAGTATTCTGATAATCAATTATAGCATTCTTAAAGATTGGGTAGATGACTTAACAAGCCGTAATCTTGAGGTATTTATTTTAGATGAAGTTCACTATACAAAGAACAGTAAATCCAAGCGAACTAAGGCAGCAAAAACAATCGCTAAGCACGCCAACCACGTTATTGGACTTACGGGTACACCCATTGTCAACAGGCCCGTAGAGATTGTGAATGTTGTACAAATGATTGACAAATCTGTTATTCCAAACAAGTGGTCTTTTTTACACAGGTATTGCGGGGCAACGCACAACGGATTCGGATGGGATTTCTCAGGGGCGTCTAACACAAAAGAACTTCACCAAAAACTGACGTCAAGTATTATGATTCGGCGCCGGAAAAAAGATGTGCTTAAAGACTTGCCTGATAAAATGCGCTCCTATATCCCAATTGAATTGGACAACTTGTCTACGTACAAACGGGCGGAACAGGACTTCATAGAATACGTCAAAGATCAAACGGAAGTCAAAGCCAAGCTAAAAATGGAACAGCTGAGAAAAGAAGGCTTGGGGGACATACTTCAGATTGACGATGAGAAGTTACAAAAGCTAAAAGAGCGACGGGCTGAATCTGTCAACGTGTTAACCGAAATAGAAGAGCTGAAACAACTTGCTGTCAAGGGTAAATTGAAATCAGCAATTCAATGGATTCGTGACTTCTTGGAGTCGGGCGAAAAGTTAGTTGTAATGGCTACCCACAAATTCGTCATCAATGAACTGATGGAAGCATTTGGAGACATTGCTGTAAAGGTAGACGGAAGTGTATCAGGCGTTGACAGAGATATTGCTGTTATGAAGTTCCAAGAGAATAAAAAAATCAGGTTGTTCGTAGGTAACATAAAAGCAGCAGGGGTCGGGCTTACCTTAACGGCCGCAAGTTCTGAGGTATTTTTAGAACTGCCGTGGACGCCTGGTGATGTACTCCAAGCCGAGGATAGAATTCACAGGATTGGACAGGAAGAAGCTGTCAACATTTACTACCTACTTGCTAAGGGAACGATTGAGGAAGAGATAGCAGCCCTCATAGACGAGAAAAGAAAAGTGTTGGACAGCGTGTTAGACGGAGAGGATACAGATACCACGTCACTGATAAGCGAACTGATGAAAAAGTACACAGCATAGCATTTTAAAATAATTTAGGTTTTTTTAAAATAATGGTTGACTTTAAAACTTGCTGTTCTTATTATATAAGTGAGTTAAATAATAACAAAACGGACAACATGATGAAACTTATCGAAAAAGAAACTCCACAAGGCTAAGCCTATTGACAGCAAGCGGTTTCAAAAGTGTGTAGCAATTGCCCTCAGAATTGTGGACCTGATGGCATCCGATTTTTACAAGTACGAAACACAACGCAAAATCAATTCTCTTGAACTCAAAAATTAACCTACCTTATGAAGAACCTAAATCTAATCAGAAAAATCGCTTGGACGTTTACAAAGAAAACTGGAATCGAATACCAGGAATTATTCAGTGAAGCCGCCGTTGCCTATGTGGAGGCTGCCAAGGAGTTTAACCCCGAAAGGGGGTGCAAGCTCAGCACCTTCACGTACAACTGTATGAAAAATCATTTGATTAATTTCTGTAAACGTGAAACCAAAGTTGAAAACCGCAATACGCTATATGACGATATGCCTGAAAGTATGCATCCTACCGTGGAGGAAACTGTCTCCATTGAGGAAGTTATTCAAGAATGGC